TATCGGTAAGCTCTTCCCCACGCCTGGTGGCACTATCCCAGTCGCTGCTGTTGCCGCCAACGGCATGGCATTCGCCAAAAACGGCATCCAACCCTTCGCAATGGGCGGCATCGTCAACAAGCCGACGCTGTTCAAGTATGCCGATGGTGGTAGCGGACGGTTCGGCTTGATGGGTGAGGCTGGCCCTGAAGCGATTATTCCGCTGAAGCGTGGGCGGGATGGCAAGCTGGGTGTTGCGGGCGGTGGCGGGACTTCAGTGGTGGTGAATGTCGATGCAAGCGGCAGCCGTGTGCAAGGCGATAACGGCAATGCAAGACAGCTTGGTGGTGCTATCGCAGCAGCAGTGCAGGCTGAGCTAATCAAACAAAAGCGCCCTGGCGGCTTACTTGCTTAATCATGGCAACATTTACCTACGTCCCCGATCGCCCTGCAACCGAGACTTCGGCGCCCAGGGTTGACGTGGCGTTGCTTGCTAACTACGAGCAGCGCAACATTCGCGGAATTAACCCTTTCCGTGATAATTGGGACTTGAGTTTTAGTGTTAGATCTACGGCTGACGCCGAGGCGATATTAAATTTCTTCTCTGCTCGCAATGGCATCGAAGCGTTTGAATGGACAACGCCTTTTGGCGAGACAGGTCAATTTGTCGCTCTTGACTGGCGCGCAAGTTTAGATTCCTGCAACCTTCGCACTGTATCTGCCAAATTTGAATTAACGTATCTTCCCGATCAAACAAACGTAGTTACACCATCGCCATCAGCGACAACCTTCACTTGGATCCCGGATTTTGTTGCTGACTTTGAGAGAAAAAGCAATACAAAGCAAGCGGTGTTTGGCGACGGCTATTCGCAAAGGATTGCATTCGGCATCAACCAGCAAAATGAGCAATGGTCCTTGGAATTCAAAAACAGGACAAATACAGAGCGCGACGAAATTAGAGGGTTTCTCAGGCAGATGCGCGGTCAGTCAGTTTTTTCGTGGACTAATCCGATAACAAGTGTAGTCAACAAATTTATTTGCAATGAATGGACTACAACTTTTGACAATCACAATAACAATACCATTTCCGCTACATTCCAGAGGAGGTTTGAACCATGACGGTCCCACAATCCATACAGGAGCAGATCCAGCTACTTGAGCCATCAGCGATTATCGAGCTGTTTCAGCTTCAGCTAACTGCTGCAGTTAACGGCATTGATACGACGTTCTACTACCACGCTGGCACCAATGAGCTGACTGCAGATGTGGTTTTCAACCAGATCACCTATGCGGCTTATCCAATCCAAGTCGAAGGGTTTGAGCTGACCGCCAAAGGTGCTATCCCGCGCCCGACCATGCGCGTGGCTAATGCCAATAGCGGCATCTCGGCGCTGCTGGTGCTTTACAACCCACTGCAGGCCAAAGTTACGCGAATCCGCACCTGCAAGAAGTTTCTTGATCGTGTCAACTTCACGGGCGGCACCAATCCGACTGCAGATCCAACTGCCAAGTTTGAAGACGAGATCTGGTATATCGACCGTGTTGCTAATGAGAACCCAGAGCTGGTTGAGTTTGAGCTGACCAGCAAGCTGGACTTGACTAACCTCGCGCTGCCACGTCGGCAGGTTTTGGAGCATTGCCCTTGGCAGTATCGTGGCTCTGAATGTGGCTACACGGGCAAGCGTTACTTTGACCTGAACGACAAGGCAACTAACGCTGCGAACGATCAATGCAGCAAGCGGTACAGCAGTTGCGCAAAGCGTTTCACAAGCGGCAACCTGCCATTTGGAGGCTTCCCTGGTGCCCGACTTCAGGTGTGAGTTTGAGCAGCACGCGCTGCAGCAGGCACCGCAAGAGGCGTGCGGCTTGATCGTCAATGGCCACTACTGGCGCTGCAGGAACATTGCAGACGATCCAACGATTGACTTTGCATTGGATCCACGCGATTACGTTGCAGCATCCATGGCTGGCAAGATTGAAGCCATTGTGCATTCGCATCCAATGGGCGGCGGCGCCAGCAAGGCAGACCTACGCTCGTGCGCTTACACCAGGCTGCCGTGGCACATCTGGTCAATGCCTGATGATCAATGGTTGACTATCACTCCTTGATCGGGCTGCCGTGGGATTACGGCAAGCAAGACTGCTACACACTGGTGCGGCAGTATTTCAAGCTGCGGGGCATCGAGCTACCTGATTTTCCTAGGCCAGATGAGCTGGAGACAACGCCAAGTATCTACCTGCGCGAGGCGGTGCTGTTGGGCTTTAAGCAGGTGCCTTTTGCTGAACGCCGCCCCGGTGATGTGCTGATCATGCGGCTTGGCACGCAGCACCCGATGCACGCCGCTGTGCTGGTCGATTATGACCAGATCCTGCATCAGCGCCAAGATTCGCTCAGTGCTGTCGAGAGTTTGAGGCAGTACCATATCGACAGGGTTGCGGCAGTGTTTCGTTATGCAGCAGGTCGTCCGACTGCTGGGTGATCTGGGCGAGCGATACGGCGCCGAGCACACCTACACGAATTTGCGCACGCCAGCAGATGCGATCAAACTGCTGTGCATCAATATCCCTGAACTGCAAGAAGAACTGGTACATGCGCATGAGCATGGGATTGGCTACCGGCTGATTCAGGCTGATGCGGATCTGGGGTATGAGGATTTGAAGCTGCCATTGGGCAGTAATGATCTTGTCTTGACGCCTGTGGTGGTCGGTAGTGGTGGTGGATTTGGAAAGATCTTGGCCGGTGTTGGTCTAGTCGCATTTGCAATCCTGACTGCAGGCGCAGGCGCTGGTTTCCTTGGCTTAGGTGCTGGTCTTACCGCAGGTACATTCACGCTGGGTGCTGCGGCATCAACTGCAATCGGTGCGATTGGTACAAGCCTGATTTTGGGCGGCGTCACGCAGATGCTGTCACCGCAACCGCAACAACCGAATTTGAGTGCTGGGCGATTCAGTGGTCCCACTGCCACATCCACCGATGGTCCGCAGTCGATTGTGCGCGGCTCTGATGGCAGACAGTCTTACGCCTACACAGGTGCTGCAAATACGGTTGGTGTTGGCGCCACGATCCCTGTCGCTTACGGTGAAGTCTTGATCGGCAGCCACCTGCTATCGGCCAATGTGGATGTGACTGATGAGTCTGATCCGCTCCAAACTGCGATCAAAGAGCCGGGACCGGACACGATTATTGTTGGCGGTGAAAAGATCAGCGGCGTCCTGAGTTCCGCTTCTGGCGTACAGGTAGCAAGCACAAACAGGTTTTACACAACCAATAGCAGCACACGCAAGGTCGTCAATACGCCATTGACATTGCGCAATGGTTTCCGGCGTGGTGTTGGGAGTGTTAGTACCAATCAAGACTTTAAAGACCGCGTAGACATTATCTTTGAGATAAGCAATGGTCTATTTGATTATGTGAGTGGCGTTGGCTCTACCAAAGTTGACGGCTACATCAGCTACGAGATTGAGCTGATCTCCTCCGTCAGTGGACCAGACCCGACAACAGGCACATCACAGGCGACGATTCAAGGCTTACTGGTGCCGGGGCAAATCTATCGTTGGGTGCATCGGATGAGCTACACACCTGTTCCCGATGATGGCAATCTGAACTTTCACGTCGAGATCATCGATTTCAGGGCGCATTCATCGTGCAACCTGACCGTCCACGCATTCGGGTTCGCACTGTACTGACATGGCACTTAACTCCACTTCCGTCATCCGTATTGTCGACCTGCTGTGCGAGGGTCCGATTGCCGGTCTTGTTGGCGCTGAAAATGGCATTTACCTAGATGAGACACCGATCGAAACAGATGGCAGACGTAATTTCAGCAGTGCAGACGTTACCTACGATTTCCGCCCTGGTGGCCGCACGCAAAACCAAGTAGCGCAAGGTCGTAATGGCACATCAACAGTCACTGATGTTGGTGTTGAGATTGGCGAGAACTACAGCGAAACACTAAATGCCAACAATGAAGTCGTTGCTCGTGATTACGGCAGCGGTCAACTGATCCGGCAAATCACTGACACTGATATTGAGTCATTTGAGTTGCTGTTTTCAATTCCGAGTCTGTTCTCGACTGCACAGGAGGGACTCGCCAAGGGTCAGCCATTTAATGGCACAATCCGCGTGGTCGTTGACGTGCAAGCGCGTGGCACAAGTTACGTCACAAAATATGACCGCACGATTACTGGCATTGCGCTGAGTGATTATCAGTTCAAAACACCACGCATCAATCTGTTTGGCACGGGACCGTGGAACATTCGCGTTCGCAAAATCAATCTGGGTGAAGACCATTTTGAGGTCAAATTTCGCAACTTCACGGAAATTGCAAAAAACACACCGCTTGCTAATGGTCGCGGCAACCGCATTTTCTGGACTTCGCTGATTGAGGTGCAATCACTGAGGACGGCGTATCCGTATTCAGCCGTTGCTGGCCTGTCGCTATCTACGCGGCAATTCGCAAGCTTGCCCACTCGCGCTTACAAAATACGTGGGCGTGTTGTTCGGATTCCCGCGAACGCATCAGTTCGTCGTGATGGGAGCCTTGCATTCAATGGTGCATTTACTGGTGCGTTGCGGTCTGCTTGGACGACATGCCCAGTGTGCTGTTGGTACGACATGCTCACCAACCCGCGGTATGGCGCTGGTGATTTTGTCACGGCAGCGAATGTGAGCTGGGTGGATCTGTACCCGCTGGCGCAATATGCCAACCAACTGCTGACGACGCCTGATGGCACGGTAGAGCCTCGCTTTGCCTGCAACGTTGTAATCGGCAGTCAGGCTGAAGCGTTCAACGTCTTACAGGATCTGGCGAGCGTGTTTCGCGGGATGCTGTACTGGCAGGCGAATACGATCCAAGCAACAGCAGATCACGGCAACCTGAATGGCACTGACCTGTCACCCGTTCACCTCTACAACAACAGCAACGTCATCAATGGCGCTTTCAATTATTCCGGTACATCGCTGAAGACACGCAGCACCAGCATCCGCGTCCGCTACAACGATCCGCAGAACTTTTACAAGTCGAACTATGTCGTTGTTGAAGACGCTGCGCTGATTACCAAATACGGCTATCAGGTCAAAGAAGTCGTTGCCTTTGGTGCCACCTCCAAATATCAAGCGCAGCGCCTTGGCCGGTGGATGCTCGCATCAGAAGAGATCGACGGCGAGGTGGTCACCTTCACCACAGGTCTGCAGGGTGCTGTGGTGTTGCCGGGGCAAATCTTTGCTGTTGCGGATCTGATGCGTCAGGGCGCCAGGCTCGCGGGTCGCGTCAGCAGCGCCACTACTACAGCCATCGTCACCGATCAAACGATTGTTCTGCCACCAGGCGGCAGCCCGCAACTGACATGCACGCTGGCAAACGGCAACGTTGAAACCCGCTCGATCTCTAGCGTTTCTGGCGCCACAATCAACGTCTCAGCGTTCAGCTCTGCACCTCTTGCGCAGTCGGTATGGTCCATCAGCACCAGCAGCGTGGAGCAGCAGAAGTTCCGCTGCCTGTCAGTTTCTGACAATGGCGACGGCCAGTTCACGATTACTGGCGTTCAGCACAACGACAGCATTTATGACGCTGCTGATTTCGGTGATCCGCTGGAGTTTGATGACGTAACGCTATTTAATAACGCACCAGCGCGGCCCATAGGTCTGCGGCTTCAATCGCGTGAGGTGCGCGTTAATCAGAACACCGTCAACCGCGTGATCGCATCATGGTCGCGTGGCTTAAATGGCGTCACCTTTGGCTATGAGATCAGATACAAGATCGCGGGTGGTAACTACATCAGGGCAGAGACGACAAACGTCAACTTTGAAATTGACAACATCCCTGCTGGAACGCGTCTGACGTTTGAGGTTCGCTCTGTTGGTGCGCCACCTGTCAACCGTAAATCTGCTTGGGTCAGGTCAAACTTCACGGTGCCGGTGCCTGAGATTCAGCCTGGAAACCCCAACAATGTAATTCTGCCGCCGGATCCTGATGAGGTGACGATTCAAGCCACTGGCAACGATCAGGCGATCCTGCGTTGGACTATCCCGCCCACACCTCTGAATAGGGATAAGTTCATCGCCATCATCCGCCACGCTGCACAAACGGATGGCACGGGCGAATGGCCAAACAGCACGCTGCTGCGGCAAGTTGAAGCCCGCACTAATTACGCCATCCTTCCATTGATCGAGGGTGAATATCTTGTCAAGTTTGAGGATGAGAAAGGGCAACGCAGCGTCAACGCACGCAGTGCTGTTATTGATCTACCGAACCCGATCCCTCGGCTCAACATTCAAGTGCGGCGCGAGGATCAAGATGTGCCGCCGTATCAGGGGCAGGTTGATGGGTGTTTCTATAGCGCGGAATACGACGGCTTGGTGCTCGATGGCGATGCGTCGTTTGATGACATCCTCGATCTGGATGCGCTGTCGTCGTTCGACTTCATTGGCACCCGCCTAGCTGCTGGGCGGTATTACTTCAACAATGTGCTTGATCTGGGCGGTGTGTTCAGCGTCGTCTTTGAACGGACGCTTACAACCCGTGGCCTGTATCCGCAGGAAGCAATCGACGAACGCGCTGAGCTGATCGACCGCTGGACCGACTTTGATGGCACCATCGCGGACGACACCAGCGCCGACCTGTACTTCCGAACGAGCAATCAAGCCACCACCGATGAGGAGCTGTTGCTAGAGGATGGAAATTTCCTGCTGCTGGAGACTGGCGACAAATTCCAGCTTGAATCGGACATTGATTTTGGCGAGTGGACACCGATGGAATCCGGGCGTTACACCGGACGCCAGTTCCAGTTCAAGGTGGAGCTAAGCGCACTGCACGTCGATCAGACCCCCATCGTTGATGAGGTGGGCTACACGATGCAGCTTGAGTCGCGCACCGAGAGCAGCGCCACCATCGCATCAGGTGCTGCATCCAAGATCGTGACCTTTGATCGTGCGTTCTACCAAACACCAGGCGTAGGCATTACCGCTTCCAACCTTGCGACTGGGGACTACTATGTGGTTACATCAGCCACTCGATCTGGGTTCACGATCACCTTCTATAACAGCAGCAACACTGCCGTTGATCGGAACTTCCAATATCAAGCGGTTGGCTACGGCACTGAAGAATCCTAAGCATGGCCACCCACGATTACGTCATTGCTAACGCTTCTGGCGCTGCAGTCAGGGCTGACCTGAACAATGCGCTGGCTGCCATCGTCAGCAACAACAGCAGCAGCACTGAGCCTGCCACCACTTACGCCTATATGTGGTGGGTGGATACGACGAGCGGTCGGCTCAAGCAGCGCAATGCAGCAAATGATGGGTGGGTAACGGTCCGTGAGCTTGATGGCACGCTGCTGATGGAGGATGGCACGGCTGCAGCGCCGGGGCTGTCGTTTGCGTCAGACCTTGATACAGGTTTCTTCCGCCCTGGCGCTAATCAGCTTGGTATCGCCACGAACGGCATTGAGCGGGTTGAATTTGGCACCAGCGAGGTGGTGTTCAATGATGGCGGCAATGATATTGATTTTCGGATTGAAGGGGATACAGAGGCAAATCTGTTTGTTGTAGATGCAGGCAATGATTCAGTCAGCATTAACGGTGATGTCCTGTTTGGTACTACAGGAATACCGAATGGCACAAGTATTTATGGCGCAGCATTTGAAGATGCAGCTAATGACAGGCAAGTTCTTAAAACGGCTTCCTCTGTTACCACTGCTAACAGTATGATTGCCTTTTATAATCCAAATGGGCTTGTAGGGACCATTTCTACATCCGGTTCAGCCACCGCTTACAACACTTCCTCCGATTACCGCCTTAAGGAAAACGTTGTCGCAGTTACTGACGGCATCACTCGTTTGCAGCAACTGAAGCCTAGCCGCTTCAACTTCATTGCAGATCCAGATACCACTGTTGA